CAACTTTGTAGTATGTGTTCTTCTTACCTAATATGTAACCACTCAATGCTTGGGTGGCATAGTTAAGATCATTTGTGTCTATGTACTTATACTCGCATCTAGATAATGTGTAGAAAAACCAATTCAAGTCAATTTCGTGATCATAAAAATAGATATTGATATGTTCAGTTAAGTTAGCATTAGCTAACCATTTACTAACTGTTCCCTGATCTTCTTCACTAAGATGGACAAACAAAATACTGAATGACTCATTTTCAAAAAAGTCCGGTGGGGTTATTAACGTTATTTTATTTTCCATTATAGTCTTTGTTTAACTGTTGATTGCAAGTCTGCTGGGATATCTTCTAAAGCTATTGCACCACTTCTAACTTGTTGAACATAATTTGCCACATTGGCGTTTAATTCACGCATGGAAATATCTGATTGTAGTTTGCTACTGTACTCTAGATATTCTTCTCTGCTGATTGAATCAATTGTTGTAGACCACAGACTGCTTTCTCTTTGTTCCTCGTTCTGTACAAACAACGGTTCGTTTAGATTATCGATTGCGGGCACAACATTGGAAACAGGTACTTCAGCATGTTCAACCCAACGTTCCCATTCTTTATCTTCCGTTGGTTTATGTACCAATGGTTGCAGATCTTTAAAATGTACAAAAGGTTGAGTTAGGTATGGATGTTGTTCCAATATAGATTCTGTGACAGTAGGCGGCTCTGTGTCTACGACAACGGTGGTCCCTCTGGGGCTGTCACCCTCCGCAATTTCCTCTTCAACTTTTTGTTGTGCCGCTTCTTCATCTAACTGACGAGCTCGTTCTCTTCCTTGGTCAAACCAATCTTGAACTGCTTCTTCCCCTTCTTGTTCTCGGAACCTCTGAAAACTTATTTGACTAGACAGTAGTAAGATAACAGCAAGTGGATCAAATACCACAATAAGGATAATGATAACCCAGGTAACTGCCCTCTCTAAAATACCTTCACTCGTCTCGCCATAGACAAATTGTGCAATGTATTTTATCGGACCAACTTCCGCTTCGACCTTTCGGACTTCAGCCGCAATAGGCGCCCGCTCTTCATTAAGTTTAGCAATTGCCTTCTGTTCGGCTTGGATTTCTGCTTGTAAACGTCCACGTTCTTTGAGTTGGGCCCGGCGTATTTGTACAGCTTTGTCGGCACCTTTTTCATCGTTACTGCGACCCATGACTTGATCCACAGCTTCATCCATCTGTTTGAGTGCTTTACGATTAGCATCTATATTATCCTTTGCAGTTTTAATCTTTTCATCATATACAGCAATTTTACTCTGAACATCACCGCTTACTAAACTTTGGTCACTGTGTGCTTTGCTTAGGAACCCAAAGATACCCATGCTGGTAACTAGCATAAGAACTATGATGGCCGTAAATAGGTAACCACGCATTGACCACGGAGCAAGTGTCCAGTTTTGTTTAAGCCACAACGTAGCAGTAACTTTACCCAGGCCGAGTGCAACGCCCATAATAACGACGGGGATAACTGCGGCAGAGAAGATGGCGGTAAGGCCGAGAATACTGTAGTACTCTGCGACTAGTGATAGGAACAATCCGCTAAACAGTGCTAGGTAGGCGAGGAACTTTTCATTTAATGTTGGTTTCATAGTTGAATATTTATCGGCGCATATTAGCAATGGCAATTGCTTCCTCGTCACTGAAGATAGGCACAGCATTACTTTTATGCATGGTTCCAATGCCTTTAATTTTAGTGCCTGTATATACTTTAGCAGGTGCAAGGGTTGCATTGCCGCCAGTGTCTCTGCTGGGAAGATGCTTAGTGGAGCGACCTTCTGGAATAGTTAGGTTGTAGATTAGTGTCTCGGCAGACAATGCTTTCTTGCGTTTTTTGTCTTCGGCTTCTACTTCCCACTTCTTTTGGAGAAGTTTCCAAGATTCGTCTAGTTCACGCGATTTACGTGCTTCGTCAGCATTACGGAATTTAACCTTGCCCTTCTTTTTGCCATTAAGACTAAGTGAAGGGTGATGTAGGTGCATACTCATTAATGAGACTCTCCTGCTTCGTCGTAAATGTAAAATCGTCCAGCATCATCATTCCAATGACGACTGTCGTAAAAGTTAAAGCTAAAATTATAGCCTAATAGGCCTACATCCATATATAGACCACCGTGATCTGTCCGGGTAGCTAGTTTAAACGAACATGACGCAATGCTTGCATCTTTAATAAGTTCTAGTTCAATAAACTTATTCTCAAATGGTGTTTCGTATACATGACACCACAAGTTTTTGAACCTTTTACTCCACGGGTTAGTAATATTAAAACCAAAATAAATCATACAGTTTCAAGAACAGGCATGTCAATGGTATTAGTTACATGCGGTACAAATGTTGTTTGTAACTTTTTAGGTAATCCTGTAAATCGACTGATCGAGCCATTGGGCTCAATCTTAAATGATCCAGCAACTACCCAAATTTTAGTACCGCTTGCATCAGTACCTGCTAACTTTCGTACTACTCCATTAACAAGTCCAGATGGCGTATCTCGCCCTCTATTCCAATGATAAGTTGTACCTTTATTAGTCCAAACTTGTTCATCTCCGCTTTGTTTAACGCAAAATATTTTAATGTTATTAAGTGTGTGTTCAGCTTGCATGTAACCTCCATTAGTTGATGATGTTTATACTATACACTACTTTTGTTTTTATTGCAACCAGAAATTTTACCAAAAGAAAAACCCGCCGAAGCGGGTTTAAACTGTCTAATTAAAATTAGAAGTTAAATGCTAGGCCTACGCCCATAGCGTTTTCCTTGATGTCTTGATAAGACTTACTTGCGTTCAAGTTAACAGATACGCTCTTGGCAAGAGGAATGCTATATGTTGCAAATGCAACTGTTTGTGCTGTGCGAGTAGCTTCATCGCTACCTACGCGAGTTTTTACACCCAACAATGCAAACCCTGGGCCGACTGGACGACCGTATGTTGCGCCAACTAGACCGTATGTGTAGGCTGCGCCAGTGGCACCATTAAAGCCATTGTCATGACCGACACCGACAAACGGAGTAACGCCTGCAAAGCTAACACGGTTGTTAGCGACAGTAGCTTCGAGGCTGTTCAACATGCCACCACCATCAATGGTAGCAGTACGAGCCTGAACGCCTAATTGGTAGTTGCCTAATTGCTTACCAGCACGAACATATTGTGCTGTGCTGTCTTTTGCCCCATTAACACCTTTAACAGCGTCAACATCGATGGATACATAGTCAGCCGCAAATGCGGTACCAGAGATGGCCAAAGCCACGATTGCTAAAATTTTCTTCATTTTTAATTCCTTTAAAGTTAATGACTTGTATGTCATTGCACTATTATATATGCCTGCTTGTCAGAGGTCAAGAAAAAAGGCAACCAAAGTTGCCTTTTCCGAGTTTCTGTTACGAGGTATGTCTTACCCTAAGCTGAGTTTAGGCAGCTAATGCGAACTGTGAGTCGTTTGCGGTTACTTTGTTTTGCTTCTGCGACCGAGTAGAGCGTCTTTCTGTACTATGGGTACAACGACTACACTTTGTCCTCAATCCTAACGGCTTCTACATTGCCGGACTGTCCATTTCATTACTCTTGACCCAATCGATATCTATGTCAGGCCCCTCATAAGGAATCTATGTATTATACACCAATAAATGTAATTTATCGGAACTGCTAAACATAACACAATGTGATACCATTCTATTGTCATAAAACCCTTATGGTGGACCTGCCGGGAACTGCCCCCGGGTCTTGAATCCTTTTCAATCTACTTCATACAGTCTTAACTTTAATTATACGATTTTTATCGTATAATGTCAATCACAATCCTAACTCTTTTCGAATTTTTGTAGCACTAATATCTGTTACAGTTTTATCAAAACTTTCTTGTTCAATTTTATAACCAACATCTCTACCATAGGTAATATTTACAATATTTGGTACAACCTGCATTTCGTATTGCCCTTGATAAATCATATCTAAGTCACGACGAATAAATGATTTAACACGTTCAATTTCAAATGGGTTACTGCCTTGCCAGCCTTGGCAGTCGCGTATTTGAATAACAACCTGTCCTGTTTTTGCAATAGCACGTTCAAACAGCGCACGATGTCCCGCATGCCATGGTTGCCAGCGTCCTAACATCTGTACAGTTTCTTTTTGCCAATCGAATACAGGACGACGTCTGTTATCTAATATATGTGCGGCAATAAATTCTCCCCATTTCTCACCGTGTTGTTCAGTAATACGGAAGTCATATACTTCTGGGGGAATAAAGGCTTTATTAGTATCTTCGTATCGACCTTTATCAATAGTGTCAACCCAGATAGTCCAATCTGCTTTGAAATTATTACGCATTTCAACCAGTGGTGCTACAAAGTCACAAATGACAAAATCTATATCTATCATCAAATCTGCTAATTCACGCATACGATGACTTTGTCGAATTCGGCCTTCAGTACTAAAATCCCAATCATTGTACTTCTTTCGTACATCGTCGGCATTTAACCAGCCTACTTTCTTTTTCTCAGATTGTAGGTGTTCTAGTACATGTTGTGCTAGATAAGTTTTGCCTGCACCAGGCAGTCCCATAATTAAAATTCGTGTTGGCATTTTTATCTCTTAAAAATGACAGACTTCCCAGGGCGTGTAGGGCCTCTGCCGAGCCGGTAGGAATTTCACCTACTGCTGTCTGCTATGCAAACTTGCCCCTGCAAAAGCAATTGTATTTAACTGACACGAGTGTAGTTAAGTACATTGCCTGAACCATACATATTTTCTGCAAGAAGTTTAGCTTCCCAATCGTTATTGGCATTCACATTAATATGGGCGGTCTGATAAGAATTAAGTCGAATCCAAACTTGATATGTATACATTTTAAACTTTCTGTACTGGTTGAATGTTTTGTGCTTGTTTACCGTTGTTACCTTCAATAACTTCAAATTGGACAACTTGATCCGTTTTTAAAGTTTTATAGCCTTCCATTTGGATTTGGCTAAAGTGGGCGAAGATATCAGCCCCACCCTCATCGGCTACAATAAACCCAAATCCTTTGGAATTATTGAACCATTTTACTTTTCCCTGTTGCATTACTGCTTCCTCTTGTTATTATTATACTATGATTTTACCAGTTTGTCAACCATTATGTTTTGCTCGGGCGCCAGCAACTTACCCAATTTGCATTACTTGCAGGTGTTCCGCCTGGGTAAGATTTGGTTATGTCGCCATCGTCTGGGTTATTTTTGCCGCCACTAGGTGTTTGGTTTCCGCCAACAAAAGTGTACTTTCCATTTTGGGCAGTATACACAAAATTTACATGGCGGTAACTCCAGAAAGCAATATCGCCAGGTTGGGCTTGATCTTTAGGAACTTGTACAGCGTTCCATTTCTCTGGATTGGTTGTAATTGCCGCCGCTGATGCAGTTTGAAAATATCGATATCCGCAGCTTTTTAATCCAAAATTAATAAATCCCATGCACCAAGCTGTTTGGTCTGTTGTCCACGGGCTACTACTTGGGTATCCTAAATTCTGCCATACGCCTGTAATTATGGGATTGCTAGGTTTTCCGCCCTGGCCAGTTTCTCGCCATTTACCTTGTGCTGCCTCGTCAAGACATTTTGACAAGAAAGGTACAAGACTAGAAAACGTGGTATCAGTTGAAATTGTTGATACTGCCGCAGTAGCAGTGGTGGCATCGTCCACGGTACCGGCATAGTTGGCCTTAACACCGTCGGCTGCTGCCGCTGCATTATAATATTGATTAGGTTGCCCGGTCTGTGAGGTAACATATGTATTAACCTGATTCGATACTTCTTCCACTACTAGCGGATCTAATTCTACTGACACAGACACACTGATTCCGCCAAAAGTTCCGCTACCACCAGGCGATAGCCAGAGCGCTATTGGGACATTGTTAGCGTAGACGTTACCACTGTGATAAACGTCTGTCAATCGGCCGGTGCCGGAAATGTATGGCATACTCTAATCTCCTAATACTGTATTTAACGTAGGGCAATGCCAGTAGTACCTTCGGTATATTGTGTAGCAGCTTCGCCTTTGCTTTCTACAACAAAGAATGTATTTGCTTTGCTAATGGTAATGGAACCATCTTTGCCCAGAAAAACCCATGGGATCATTCCTAGGCCCTGTCCATTCATAGTTAAGGCCAGCGGCCGATTAATAGTGATAGTTTCGGTGTCTTCTTTTTCAAATCTGGCAATAATCTCATCACCGTTGATTAACTTGATACTTACTACATCTCCTGAGGAGAATCCTTTATTGATTAACATTTTATTCCTTATCTTCTTCTTTAGGTATTTCGCACAATGCCTCAAGCGTTTTATAGTGCTCATAGGCTTTTTTAAGAGCTGCGAAGTGCTCTAGTTTTTCAGGGTTGGGTCTTAAGATGGCCAATCGACTTTCAATCTTTTGTAAAGTATCAAGGATGCTAACACCTTTAACTTTTAAGTCACCGTCAATCTCTGCATCTGAGGTAACGTGCAGTCCTGTACCAGTTAAATTAGAATTGGCGTTTAGCCAACTAGATCCGTTAAGACCTGTAGATGTATAAAATGATCCTGAGGCTCCGGCAGCACCAATAGTTATGTTTCCAGTTAACGGAGTATTACTAAATGTGTACTGATATGCTGACATATTACTTGTATCCAAATATGTGTCACCTAACACATCGTCGATGTTGATTGTAATGGTATTATCTTCATCTGAAGTTAAAATGGTATCTTTATTATCCATTTAGGTGCGCCCGCAATTCATTAAACCCACCAATTACTACATCGTCAATTATAATCTGCGGTACAGTTCGGGCAGTGGGGATTGCTTCTAATAATTCTTCTCGAGTATAGCCATCACCGATTTTTCGTTCTTCAAATTTAATATCACGTTGGCCTAACAATGCTTTGGCTTGATCACAATAAGGGCAGTGATACTTACTCCATACAACAACTTTCATTCTTCTTTTCCTTTCAAATTATATTATGTTTTTTTCTGTAGTCTTCTACAGCGGCTTTAATGGCATCCTCGGCCAATATGCTACAATGTATTTTAACCGGAGGGAGGGCGAGTTCTGTTGCAATCTCACTATTCTTAATGCTTCCTGCTTGGTCAAGTGTTTTACCTTTGACCCATTCTGTAACAAGAGAACTGCTTGCAATCGCCGACCCGCAGCCATACGTTTTAAATCTCGCATCTTCAATAATACCTGTTTCATTGTTTACTTTGATTTGCAGTTTCATTACGTCGCCACAAGCCGGTGCGCCGACCATGCCGGTGCCCACGTCCTCGTCGCCTTTGTCAAACGAGCCGACATTGCGGGGGTTTTCGTAGTGGTCAACCACTTTGTCGCTGTATGCCATAATTTATAGATCCGGTAATTCGTCGTAGCTAACTGCATCACTCATGACACCAATGACATAGTTAGTTG